AAACTTTAATATCAATTTTCACAGATGAAGGAGACGTAGTAATTGACCCTTGTGCTGGTAGTGGTTCTACAATTGTAGCTGCTGAAAGGTTAAATCGTAAAGGATATGGATTTGAAATTAAGAAGGAGTTTTACACAAAAGCAAATCAATGGATAATGGAAGAGAAACAAGTCAAGTTAGATGTTGCAAAGTATGGATTTGATAAATCAAGAATGGAAAAACAGTCTGGTATGACGCTGTTCTCTTAAATGGCGTATAACTAACAAATACACGCAATGCGCCAATATCCCAAATATTGAATATTAACGATAAACAACTTTCAAAGCCTTGTTACACAAAAGTTTCAAGGCTTTTGCTTTTTGTCCTTTTCATCCATAGTTCTTATAACTAAGTTTGCAATATGAATAAATTCATTTTCTCTTTATTGTTGTTTGGCATAGTGCTTAGCAGCAATAGTGTAGCTCAAGCTTCCACACTAGATCCGCCCCAAAACCAGCTTATTTTTGAATTGGATGAATCTTTTGATTCTGTTGTAACTTTTACTGATTTCTCTGTTGAAAAACACTTTGAATTTTTAAATCTTACATCAGATGTTAGCATTATTCTAACTTCTGAAAATGATGCGCCTTTTTTTGTACTTTCGAACTTGTGTACCAATTACCTACCTTTAGCACACGGAGTTGAACTATATAGGTGTAACAATAGCAATACTTCTACAACTTTAGCACATAAGTTCAGTAATTTGATAGATTTCAATTATAGGTGTTAACTACTCAAACATAAATTATAAAAAACCACGAGCAATCGTGGTTTTTTTTTGTCCTTAAATACCGCTGCTTTTCTATTGATTTTTACATTATGGAACTGGAGAAAATTAACGTAGAAGCATCAAATTGGGCAAGAGAAAGCCGAGTTGAAATGCAAACACAACTCAGGCATCTTTCGCCTAAAGCTACCGGTAGATTAGTTAAATCCATTCAATATAAAGTAGGTAAAACTTTCGGTGTTGCCAATAGAATTTCATTCAACTTTTTACGCCACGGTGTTTTTGTTGAAAAAGGTGTTGGCCGTGGTTATCCCATTGCTAGGGTTAAGGAAGTTGGCAATTTATTAAAGTCGGGCAGAAAGCCTAAACCTTGGTTCAACACTACCATGGATAAAAAATTACCCGATTTAGCAGAAAATCTTCAAATGACAATTACTGACGCAGCTGCAGCAGCTATCAAAATAAAATAACCATGGCAAACGAAACTAGAAAGGTTACCATTTACATAAATGGTAAAGAAATTGAAAATTCAATTAGAGGCATTAGAGCAGAAAGTGTAAAGCTTAAAAACGAGCTTAACAACATGACCAGGGGAACGGCTGAATATGAAAAGAAAGTAAAAGAATTTAACAAACTTGATTCCGTTATTTCTGACCACAATAGCAAACTAAAAGGAACGGCAGGTATTTGGGGCAGCATTAAAGAAGAAGTAAAACAATTTGGTGCCATGGCCATTGCTTATTTAGGCGCTGGTCAATTAGTAAGTGGCATTGATAGTGTTATTACCCGCTCTGCTGCGCTTGAAGATACTTTTGCAGATGTTGCAAAAACTACTGGCTTAACTATCGAGCAAGTTTCAAAACTTAATGATCAATTATCTTCTATTGATACACGCTCTTCAAGACAAGAATTGCTAGACTTAGCTGTAATTGCAGGTAAACTAGGTATTACTGCAGAAGAAGATATATTTAAATTCGTTGAATCTGCCGATAAAATAAACGTTGCTTTATCGGCAGATTTAGGTGGCAATATAGAAGAAACTGTAAAAGATCTTGGAAAGCTTTCTGAACTTTTTGGTGGTAAACAAAAGTTTGGAATTGGAGAAGATTTAAATAAAATTGGCTCTGCAATTAATACTTTAGGAAGTGCTTCAACAGCTAGCGAGGGTTATTTAGTTGAATTTGCTAAAAGATTAGGTGGTATTGCTCCAGCCGCTAATTTATCATTGCCAAATGTTTTGGCCTATGGTTCTGCATTAGACCAATTAGGACAAACAGCAGAAGTTTCTTCTACAACATTAACGCAAGTTATTCCTGCGATGTTTAAAACTCCAGAACTTTTTGCAGCAAAAGCAGGCGTTAGCGTTACCAAATTTAAAGAAATACTTGAAAAAGACACCAATGAAGCTTTTATGCTTTTTCTTGATGGAATAAAGGGAAGTTCAGGAGGACTTGAAGAATTATCTAAAAATTTAGATGATATGGGTTTTGATGGAACTAGAGCTATTGGAGTTTTAGGGGCTTTAGCTAACAATACTGAATTAATTACTAAAGAAATAAATTTAGCCAATCAAGCCTATGAAGATGGTGTTTCTTTAACTGAAGAATTTAGTGTGAAAAATTCAACACTAGGTGCGGTTTTAGATAAATTAAATAAAAAAATTCAGGCAACTTTTGTAAGTGGAAAATTAAATAATACTCTAAAGTCTTGGGCTTATTGGATAGAACAGAACTGGAACGCCATTGTAACATTTGGCTCAAAACTTACTAAAATTGTGCTTGTTATTGCAGCTTACAAAGCATTGCTAATTGGTACTGAAATGGTAATGAAAGGTTACCGTATTACCACTTTAGCATTAGCAGCAGCAAAAGCTATGGCAACAGCTAATGCCACTAGAATGGTAGCTGCTGAACGCTTACTAGCCACAACAACCGTACATAGCGAAAGAATAATGAAATTAGCCGCTGCATCCACTCATTTAATGTCGGCAGCTAAATTGTTACTTACCGGTAGAATTAAACAAGCTGCGGTGGCTTTCCGTGCTTTTTCATTAGCATTAAATACCAATCCAATAGTTTTAGTGGGAACAGTTTTAGCAACAGTTGCCGCTACCTTTTTCTTATTTAAAAATAAAGTAGCCGAAGCCACTGAAGAGCAAGTAAAGTTTAACCAACAATTGGAAGAAGCTTTAAGAATTACAGATAGTATAACATCTATTGAAGACAGAATGGCCGTTGTTGGTTCTTTAACAAAAGCGCAATTGCAAACTTTAAAAGAAGATATTGAAGCTGCCATGGTTGCCAATGAACAACATGGTGCACATATTTTATCAGCTAAAAAGAAATACAACAAAGACATTGTTGAAGAAGAAGCAAAAAACAAAGAAAAGCTTTATAAACTTGAACAACAATATGCTAATGCTTCTACTGTGTTAGAGCAAGATATGATAAGAAAACAAATTGATTTGTTTAAACAGTATTTTGCCGATTCTCAAAGTAATGTTTTGGAAAGAACTGCGGGAATGTCTGAAATTACCAACAATGCTAATTCAAAAGAATTGTCTTCATACTTAGCTATGGTTAATAAAAAACTAGGAGCATCTGAAACATATACTCAAGCTGTTACCGCTGCAAATGAGCAAGCCGTTCAAGCTGAAACATCAAGGCTAGATAGTTTAAAATCATCTTGGCAAAAATTTCAAGATTTTTTAGATAAAGCTACTGATGATAATTATAAAGCCTCTTTAAGCCAAAAGGAAAAAGAACTTTATGAAATAGAGCAAAAGTATGCAGAGCAAATTCAGTTTTTAGAAGATCAAGGATTGGCAGAAACTGAATTATACAAAGAACTTGTACTTCAACGTGAAACCGAAGTTGGCGCTATTATTTTAGAAGAAAAGGAAGCCATTGCACAACTCGTTCAAGATTTAGAAGATGAAATTTTCTTGGATAACATGCAAGACTTACAAGATAAAGCCTTCCATGAACTTGAACTTGAAAAGCAAAAAGAACTTGAAAAAATTGCCGATTTAGAAAATGCGGAAGAAGCCAAAATACTTATTGATGAAAAATATAAGTTCAAGGCTAGTCAGATGCAAAGAAAATTTGATGAAGCAGCAGAGCAACAAAGGTTATTAAAAAAAGCAAAAGAAAAACAAGAAAGAGAAGAAATTATTTCTGCTACAGGGGCTATGCTTGGAGAAATAGCTGGTATGCTTAATGAAGGTTCTAAAGGGTGGAAAGCTTTAAAAATAGGCGAAGCTTTGATAAATACTTATATGGCGGCATCTAATGCAATGGCATCGGCTGGAAATCCTATTGCAGGAGCAATTTTAGCAGGAGTTGCAGCTGTTCAAGGTATGATACAAGTTAGAGCTATTATGAAAACTGAAATACCACAAATACAAGAACAATATTATGATGGTGGTTATGCCAATGTTGTTGGTCCTAAAGATGGCAAAAATTATAAAGCTAAAAAACGCTATAATATGTATGGCGGGTATGTTGCAGAACCTACACTTGTAAATGGCGGTTCAACATTAGGCGGAGAAAAAGGCCTAGAATATTGGGTTAACAACAATATGATGCGTATACCAATGGTATCTTCTATTACCCAAGCATTAGAAAGTTTAAGAACGCAAAAAATAAGCGTTCCAGAATTTGGTTCAATAATTAGTTCAATTACTGCAAACCGACAATTTGAGTATGGCGGATATTCTGCCACAGTAAAACCATTTCAAACATCCAGTACCGGTGCAAGTAGCAACGATATGTATATGCTTAAAATGTTGCAATTAATGGATAAGATGAATAAAAACTTAGAAAATCCAACGCCTAACTATTCGATATTTGAATACGATTATTTTACTGAACGTATGGATATAATGAAACAAATTGAAGAAGATGCACGTGGCTAAAAATCGCTCACATTGTTTTTAAGTTCCTCGTTGCCAATGTTTCTATGATTTTCATAATAATGAGCAGCTGCATCCATAGTAACGTGTCCAAAGAAATCTTTTATAGCTTGAAGGCTGAGTTTATCCTCAGCCTTTTGAATCCCCCCCGATTTTCTTAGACTGTAAAATTGTGCCATATCATGCAATTTCAAAACCTTTCTAACCTTTGCCCATTCATCGCTCAACTTCTTAGGCTTTATTTCCACATCACCTGGTTGCCAATTGGCACCTATCAAAAAGTATCTACCCGGTTGTTTAAATAAATCAAGTTCAAGCATTAAATCAATAACTTCTTTTGGCATTGATGATACACGTTGCCTTTTCATTTTTGTGATCTCTTTTTTCAAGATGATAACTTGATTACCAGGAGCAATATCCGAAATTTTAACTTTCGTTAATTCAGTTCGTCTAATACCACTATGAAAAAGAAGCAAACACGCTAGTAAAAACGGCTTATTGGTTTTATATAAATATTCTTTAACCTTGGTTCTTTCTTCGTGAGTTAGTGGAACACGTTGGCTTTTATTATTTAAAACTTTCTTTTTAATCTTCGCAAATGGAGAAACCGTTACCCAGTCCTGAGAAATGAAGTAGTTAAAAATAGTTCTTAGCGATGCAAGGTAATTATTGAAAGTTTTGTTGCTTATTTTTCGCTCCATATACACATAGTTCATAAAGCTTGCAGCATCTTGACTTGTAAAATTTTCAACATTGTAATGCGTATATTTATTATCAGTTAGCCAAATCTTGAATATTTTGGTCATACTGGTAATAGCTCGAATAGTATCTTCTCTAATTTCTCCCTGTTCAAACTCGCGGGTTTTTACTTGGAAGTAATTATCAATACAAAAAATAATATTCTTTTCATTTTTAGTGGCAAAGCCTTTATCGGGATGCCAACCTTTTCTTAAATCAGCAAGCAATTTTTTTATAGTATCAGCAGCATATCTATCCCTTTCATCTTGTGGAATGTGATTCAACTTTATACGCTTTCTGCTTTTTTTAGATTTGTCGTTTAGGTCCACTACATAATATTCAATGTAGGCATCTTGGTTATTACGGTACAATGGCACACTATAACCAGTAACAAGGGTAGAATGATTCTTTGGCATTTTTTTTTTCATAGAACTACTTGTTACTATGAAAACAATTTGACCCAATATTGGCGCGGTATTTTTTTAAAAACGTTGAAACACTTGTAAATAAAGCGTTTCAACGCTTACGAGTAGCGGGAACAGGAATCGTTACCAGCCACTTAAAGCCCCAAAAATCAATTGTTTTCAGTGTGTTTAATGTTTATTTTCTGAGGTGGTTGGCGCGTACTTGGCACGGTACAAAGTGGCTTCTTCTTTAAGTACAAGCATTTCAGCTTGTAGTTTTTGATTTACTTGATACTGCTCTAATAATCTTTGCTGCAAGGAAGCAATTTCTTGCAAGTTTTCAATTTGCTTTGAAAAATCATGTTCTTCTTCTCGCTCTATAGGCATGTCTGGAAAATAATCTCTAACATCCACTTCCGCTAATTTTGCAGCAATCTTTTTGTACACATTTTTTACTACTGGCCTATCATATAATTTATATAAATAACTAACAGTAAATCCTGCTCTTTCACTAAACTTTGCTCGTGATACATCGTTTTCTTCTATCATTTTTTTAAGAATTTCTCCTTCGTGTTTCATTGTGTATTTTTTTGTTGTTGCAAAACTATACTTCAAAACACATACCAAAAGTATATACTTACTATAAAAAAGTACGTACTTTTATATACTTAATCAAAATAATGTATACTTTTGTTGCATAAATCTATATTATGACTAAAAGAAAAGTAACACTAAAGGCTAAAAAAGGTATAAAAATCCATATACTAAACATAGCCTTAGAAAGAAAAAACAACAGTTTAGATGCTGCTAAAGAGTTTTTGTATGAAATAGCTGCGCAAGTAGGTATAACTAAAACTAAAATGACAAGAATAATGAACAACTCTCATGAATCTTTGTCGGCTGCTGAACTTTCATCTTTAGCAGATGCTATGGATGTTACTATTGATCAATTAATTACCTCAGAAGTAATTACCAATGAAGCCTAGAGATTTTTTACACAAGCTTATTGCTTTAAGAAAGCGCCTTATTAAAGATGGGAAAAGTAATGTTAATCAAATGAAAGCAATTTCTATTATTGAAAGGCTTGAAAATTTTCTTAAAGCTTATCCCAATGCATCTGAGGAAGGAATTAAAAAAATCATTCTAAAATATAGGGATGATATTAAATTTTTAATACCTGCTGGTAATTCCCAAGAAAAATGGATTAATGAATTGAAAAATATATAACAACATGCACTTTGAACAACAAACAATAGATGAAATACTACAAAAATCTTCGCTATCTGAAACAATACGCGAATTCATTCCATTAAAGAAAAAAGGCTCACAACTTACAGGAAATTGCCCAAATTGTGGCAGAGATAAATTTAACCTTGCCGAAGCTAAAAACCTTTACAAATGTTTTTCTTGCGAAACTTCTGGGAATAGTTCCGTTACTTTTTTAATGCAAACGCAAAAAATGACCTATGTGCAAGCATTACAATGGCTTGCTGCTAAGTTTAATGTTTTCATTCCAGAAGAAAAGCCGAAATTTGACAAGAAATCCCCTGCAACCCCAAGGAATAGAAGTTTTAGAGATTCTCAATTAAAATCTTCGGGTATTTCTGAAACCCAACAACGCCACGCTATTAACACAAACAATTCTCACGGCGATAAAATTGAAATTGACCGTTACGAAGCAGCTAGTGTTGACCAAATGTGGAATGTTATTCCGGGCGATGATATGGTGCTGCATTATATGGATTTGGACGGTGAACCAATGACATACTACCCGCCTAAAAAATCGGTAGCAAAAGCACTTATTAGAGTTAGACACCAGTTCCCCGAGCTACATAAAGATAAAAGTGGCAAAGGAATGAAATATAGAAGTCCTTATGGCAGTGGCTCTGCTTTATGGATTCCATCTATTTTCATTGCTTGGTACCAAACTACTAAACGTGCTTTAAAAAATGAAGTGGATGCACCAAAAAGCTACGAAACTTTATTTATAACAGAAGGCGAAAAGAAAGCCGATAAAATGTGCGCTCACGGTTTCCCTACTGTTGGCTTAATGGGCATTAACAACCTTTCAATGAATGGCGAAATGCCAACGCAGATTCAACAGATAGTTAAAGTTATGGGCTTTAAAAATGTGGTTTTTGTTTTAGATGCCGATTGGAACAATCTTTCTTTATCTGAAGATAAGCCAGTTGATGCTAGACCTAATATGTTTTTTAGAGCGGTATCTAAATTTAGAGATTACTTCTATGCGCTAAATAACTCAAAAATTCACCTAGAAGTGTTTTTTGCTTACCACATACCAGTTAAAGCAGATGAAAAAGGAATGGACGATTTTCTTCAAGGAAGTTATAAAGGTAAAGAAGAAAAGCTATTAGAGGAATTCAACAAAGCTTTAGTGGCTGCTGATGGAAAAGAAGGTGCCATTCAAAGCTTCAAAATAACTACGCTGTCAGAATATAAAATAAAAGAGTTCTTCCACATCCATACACCGCAAGCGTTTTTTCAAGCATACAAGGATGTATTAAAAAACTTAAAGCATTTCCTTTTTGGCAAATTGTTATACCGCACAAACGATACTGGCGATTTTGAAATAGCAATGCCTATACTTCCGCACGAAAAGTTTTGGTTAGAAGCAGAGCGTGGCCGTGGAACTGATAAAAAAATTACTTACGAATTTGATTACCACCATATCAATATCTTTCTTAAAAATAGAGGTTTCGGCATCTTTAAATTAAACAATGAGAAGGAAAAAACATCTATTTGGCGTTTTATTCAAGAAGATGGCAGAGTGCTTCGCGAAGTTGATCACTTAGATATTCGCGAATACATAAAAGACTTTATGTACGATTTTGGAGATATTGATTTAATAAGAATGATTAACAAAGGTGTTGAACAATATATTGGTCCATCTAAGTTGCACAACATGCTTCAAAGAAAGCCCGAAATTATTAGAGCACAGCCAAACTTTCAGTTTCTTTTCTTTAAAAACAAGTGTTGGAAAATATCTGCAGAAAAAATTGAGGAATTTGATTACGACCAATTACCTGGTTATGTTTGGGAAACTAATATCATTAAAGACCATTCACCGGTGCTGCTAGATAAACCTTTGTTTACTGTTGAAGATTTGAACGCCGACAATCCAGACGAGGGAGTAAAATGGAAAGTTCACGAAACAGAAGAATTAAAGAAATCTGAATGGTACAAGTACATTTTAAATACTAGTAACTTCTTTTGGAGAAAAGGCCAAGAAGAAGTGGAATTAAAAGATGGAAGAAAATCATTTCAACATAAAAGCGAAGAAGCTTATAAGAAAAATCCATTAAAAAAAGACGAGATTCAAGAAATTATTAACGCTGTTGTTTCAAAAATATTAGCTACTGGCTACATTGTTACGGAGTATAAAGATTTAAGCAACATGAAAGCCGTTATTGCAATGGATAGTGTTGAAAGCGAAGTTGGACAATCAAAAGGTCGTACAGGTAAATCAATTTTTGTTACGCAATTTGAACACATACACCGATGCGAAATAATTGATGGTAAAAAACCAAGACTTACGGAAGACCCTCACATTTACGGTTCAATTGATGAACGACACAAAGTAATTATGTTTGATGATTGCCGTATTGGTTTAGATTTCGAATTTTTCTTCTCTCAAATTACTTCGGGTATAACGGTTAACCCTAAAGGAAAAGATTCATACAAACTACCTCCGCCAAGATTTATATTTTCTACAAACCACGCAATTAATGGAAATGATGATTCAAGCATAGCGCGCCAGTTCAACGTTATATTTTCAGATTATTACAATCCATTCAGAAGCCCTAATGATGAATTTGGACATCAATTGTTCCGTGAATGGGATGCAGACCAATGGAGCTTATACTTTAATTTTGTTGCAGCCAGTATTCAAACATTCTTTAAATTCCAAAATTTAAGCAAATACGGCGTTCAATCCATGGCCATTCAAAAACGTAACCTGCGCCAATATATGGGCGAAGCTTTCTTAGACTGGGCTAGCTTGTGTTATGATGATGACGGTAAGTATATTAATGCCAAAGTACAAAAGGAGCTGCTATACGAAGAATATTTAAGCCATTCGCCGCGCGACAGAAAATGGATGCGCATGAACGACTTTAAGAGTAAGCTAAAAGCTTTCTGCGACTATAAAAACTACTTATTCAATCCTAAACCTTTTGGTAAAGCTAGAGATGGCAAAATGGAAGAAGCTGGTGGAAGATATACCGCAGGTGGTTTAGAATATTACATTGTTTGCAGAGATGATTACGATGCCACAAGCGTAATGGAAAATAAAATAGATCACACAACTAAAAATTCTTAAAATTAGAAACCATGACACCAGATGAAATATTTGCAGCAGAGCTTTGTTGGGGTTGTGTTCCCTTAGACCATAGTTGGATAAGGGAACAGGAAGTATTCAAGGCAATGCTTGAAAGAGTGAAAGGAAAAGAATTTGATAATTTAAACCTAAAAATTAACACTAATGGCCAAAACAAAAAATGATAAATTACAAAATTTCACAAATGAGTATGTAATTGAAAAAACAAAAAATGGCTTTTGGGGATATTCGGAACAATTCCCTGGCGTAGTATCTCAAGGCAAAAACAAAAAAAATTTACTGAACAACCTTAGAAATGCTTTAAATGGTTATTTATACGTTAAAAATTTAAGTTTAAATTTAGAAGAACAAATGAAAGTTATACAAAAATTAACCAAACAAGAAAATGGATATGCTGAAAAATATTTAGATGAAATATCAAAAAATAGACAATTACAATTTGAAATAGAGCATTACAAAGGCACTAATCAATTGCTATTAGTTATTCTAGCAAGTGTGGCAAGCATTATCATTGTTTTTACTATAATAGAATGTTTAACTCACTAATACATTTAAACAAAAGTTGTAAGAAAATTAATATTTACTTTAATCATCTGCTTTAATTAACCCAATGCAACAGCAAGAAATGCCACGAAACAAGTGCTTAGTATATGAAACCACCCCAAAAAGTATAAGAAAGTACATTTATTCTTATACTATTCATACACTCTTACTATATGTTTGTGGCATTATGTTTGCATTGCAAAAATCACAAAGAGGTAATACTCTTTAAAATATTTATTTATTAACGATAGCGCAGCCTCGTTATGGTCGGAGTTACACGAAAGTTTTCTCCAAAACCAACTCTTTGTTGATTTTTGCAGACCTAAGACGGGGCTGCGTGTATTTTTAAGTATTATGGGGAAAGATAAAACAAGCCCGAAACCAAGACAGGAAGCATTTTACGGTATGCATCCACATTTAGCCAATGAAACTTTGGAAACAGCCAACAAGAAAGCATTAGATTACTTTATTGGTATGGCAGACCCAGAGCAAATTGGCAGCGCCTTAAAAGAAATTGCGGTTCGGTGCAATTTGAGATTTTTAGGCGAAGAAGATCGTAACCAATTTATTTACTTGCAAAACTTCCTAGAGGAACTAGATGCAAACATGCGGTTCTTTGTTGACCCCGATTTTGATGATAGGGAAGATGAAGTTGAGAAAGACAACTAAGCATTTCAAAACCCACCTCGGTGGGTTTTGTTATTTTAAACACCCCCCTTTACACCCCCCTTTCAATTTTTAATTGAAATTGTGTGCGGTATGTGTACCAAAACCCACCCTAAAAACCTACACGCAAACCTCAAAGCCTTTATTTACAAAGGTTTTGCAGCATTTTACCCAGTTTAAATACCCCCTTATAGTTTCAGTTCAAAAGTTCACATTTTCAGTTCACTTTTTATCTTTTTCCCACACCCTTTTAAGAAAATACAAAGATTGGAGATTTTGTGCGGAAAGCCGTTGAAACGCTGAAAGCCAATGGTGGTAAAACTTTCAAGGAACGCATTATATATATTTATATTTTTTAATTTTCTTTTTAAATACCCCTATGTATGAAGTAAAATATTTGTGAACTTGTGAACTTTTCGTTATAAGTAATTGATTTTGAGAAACTTATTCAGCACAAACGTGTGTGCTGAACCCCCCATTTCAGCACAAAAGTGCAAAAGTGCACAAAGTTCACAGTCGGTGCACACATTTTGTGCGCATTTGTACTGATTAATTCATTGATTTTTAATAAGTTATAAAAAAAAGTTCACAAGTACACGCTTTTTCAATATTTCAGCAAGGGCGGTAGGTGTATGTAAACAAGTATATGTTTTTATATACTTTTGCTATATTATTTTGTATATTTGATTAAACATTTTACTATGGATAATAGCACGGTTCTCACCGCACAGGCATTTCAGTCTAGAATTTTTAGAATGAAAGCCGAATTAAACAACATTGATTTAGTATTAGCCGAAGGATTTGATTCCGTTTCACAGGCCTTGGTTATTGTTCGTAAAGGCACTAAACAAACCTTACTGCCTTTAACCAATGTTGATACCACCTTCCAAACAGTTCTTGAAGGTATTAAAACTGATCTAGAAGCAAAAATTACAATTGATGAAGAAAGCTATGCCAATCTAATTATTGAAAATGGCATTGGCGATGCTGAAATTGGAGTAAACTTAATTGTGGCTAAAGAATAGGTATGTATCAAATTGAAATACCTATAAAGCCCCATTTAAAAAAGTTTATTGCTCACTATGTAAATATTCAACCTTATGTGCTTTCCAGAAAGGAACCATTTGGCTCAACCATTTATCACGAGCTTTCATATCCTTTTACTAATAACAAGCTTTGGTACGAAAATTTGCAAGAAGTAAAAAACAAGTACAGGGCTTCCTTTATGGTCCAAATTGATACGTTTACTTACAATAACCATAAATCAGCCAATAATCTAACAGAAAGGGCAGCTGTTGCCATTAATTCTTATGTGGGTGCATTGTTCCGTTTCCACTGGCATTTTTTTGCAGATACCATTCTAGAATTAGATCCTTTATTTAAGCAAAAGGATTTAGCTAAAAAGTTTATGGATAAATACAACATTGACCCAGACGATTTTGACACCGATTCGCTTTTAAGAGATTACCGCAGATATAAGGAAAGAAATTCTAAAAAAATAAATAAAAAACGGCTATTTGTTAAATAAATATGTCCGTTAGTATATTTTAAAATATAGTTTAGTATAAAAAAGCATATACCATGATTGAAAAAATAACAGATACAGGTGCAATAGGTGGTTTTCAACCATTTAGATTAGGAAAAGTATTGGATATATCTAGCGTTCCTTTTGCTTCTTCAGAAGGAGTTATTAATAACGATGTAAATTTCAGAATGGGAAAAGACTGGATAGATATTAACCCACAATACCTATCTGCTGATTATGAGGAACAATCGGAACAAAGTATTGAAGGCGATTTTTACGAAGCGAAGTATCGTTGCTTTATTCCAAAAGCTACTTATGATAGACTTCAAGAAATTACCAAACTTGAATTTTCAAATTTTGTTATTGATGCCACCGATAATATTGGTGAGCGAAGACTAATTGGCACCGAAAAATATTCCATGCGCTTAATGGCAAATTTAACCATTCCAAAAAAAGTAAACGACATTCAAGGTTTTGAATTGGTTTTTACAGGAATTTTAAAGAAAAGAGCGCCAAAATTTAACCCATAAATAGCGGGTGTCCTTTATAAACACTTATTAAACACGAAAATTTACATTATGAATTCAATATTCCAACATATTCAAGGTCCAATTTTAATTACACCAGGCGCAGCTCGTTTGGTAATGGCATCTATTGAAGCGGCATCAAATTCATTTACTCCCACTATATTGGTTGATGAAATTATAAAGGCTCAACAATCTTTTAAATTAGAACTTACTAATTTTAGTGCAAGTGCTGGCACCTTATCTTCTACTCCACAACCTAAATATGTTGGTGTTGTAAATATTGTTTCGCCAGTAACAAAGTATGATCAAGAATGTGGCCCACGTGGTATGGTTTCTAAAGAAGAAGAAATTAAATCTTTACTTCAAGATGATGAAGTTGCAGGAATTATTTTGCGTTTAGACACTCCGGGTGGTCAAGCTTCTTACATTGACATTATAAGCAATACCATTAGAAATGCCAATAAGCCTGTATTGGCTTATGTGGAAGGTGGTGCTTATTCTGCTGGGTATTGGTTAGCTTCTGCTTGCCAAGAAATTTATCTTTCATCTAAACAAGATGGCGTTGGCAGCATTGGAGCTTACACAACTATTGCCGATTTTTCAAAGAGATTTGAAAAATTAGGCATTAAAGTTATGGAAGTATATGCACCGCAATCCACCGAAAAAAATAAAGCTTACAAAGATTTAATGCAAGACGAACCAGACGAAACGCTTTTGAAAGAAGATTTAGGAGAATTGGTTGACTTGTTTATTGCATCTGTAAATATCAATAGATCTATTACAGATGAAAAAGCTTTAGCCGGTGCAACATTTCGTGGCGATAAAGCCATTAGTGTTGGTTTAGCCGATGGCTACAAATCATTGCAGCAGGTTGCAGAAAGAGTTATGGAATTATCATCTAATAAAAATCAAAATAAAAATTCAAAAATGAATACAACTGAAAAAAAATACCCTAAAACAACTGCTGTTGCTTTTGGTGCTGATGCTGTAGATACCATTGTATTAACAGAAGGAAACGCTTCTTTAAGCGAAGAAGCTTTAGATAATATTGAAACTCAATTAGAAGAAGGAGCTGCATTAGCTACTGAAACCGAAAGAGCCAATAATTTGCAAACACAATTAGACGCTGCAAATGCTAGAATTGGTGTTTTAGAACCAGTTGTAAATGCAGTTGCTACAACTGTTGGCGCAGAAGTTCCAAATGATGAAGCTTCTTCAACTTCATTAGTTGAATCTTTAAACGCTTTTGCAACTGAGCACAGCGAATGGTCTAAGTTACCAGGTGCAGCAACTTCTGATGCTAAACCCGAAGAAACTTATACCCACGATGAAAAACCAGTTTACGCTCACGTTCAAGCTGCAAAATCTGCATTAGGTAAATAGGCTGTCCTATTGTGTGTATATAACTGAAAGTAAATTTGAATTCTATTATTTAAAAATCAAAATTTATAAAGATGGCTGGTAAAGGTATTAACATCGATGACATTGCAGCAGAGTTTGGCGACTTTGTGGCTACAAAAAGAAAAGAGATCTTCATGGATTTCTTGGCATTAACCAATATTGACAGATATTGTACACCAATTATGGGCGTTCAAGGCATTTATGAAATGGCTAAAGCAGAAATTTCTGAAATTTCTCAACCATTCCAAAAAGCATGGACACCAAAAGGAACTACAGCATTTAAACCTTCACAAATTCAAATGCGTAGAGCTAAAATTGACTATGAATTAGAACCAAACGAAATCTATCAAGGTTGGTTAACATTCTTAGCAACAGAAGGTGTGGCAATTGAAGAATGGCCAATAAGCCGTTGGATTGTTGAAAAATTAACTGCAAAAGCAATTGAAGAAAGAGCTAAAACTGCGGTTGATGGTGTGTATGCTGCTCCAACTCCTGGTACTGCAGGAACAAGAGTATCAATGTTTGATGGTTTCTTACACATTTTAAGCGATATTGAAACTGCTGCTAGCGGTAACGAAATTGCAACAGGTGTAATGACAACAACACCATACGATAAGATTCGTACTTTCATGCGTTCTATTGCACCAGAGGCTTTTGATGCTTGCGGCAGAACTGTTTTCATGTCAAAATCTTTGGTTGATGAAATTTTCGATGATTACGAGGATAACAATCCTAACAAAACATTGAAAGAAATTGGTGGCGAAGATTATGGTTACATTATCCCAGGCACACAAGGTGGTAAAATTATCGGTTTAGACGGTATGGGTACTTCTGCAAGAGTATTTACAACTCCAAAATGGAACATGCTTAAATTAAGCGACCAAATTAACGAGTTTGGAAACATTGAGGTGCAAAAAGACAAACGTCAATTAAACCTTTTAGCCGACTACGCAGTGGCTTACGGATTTGGTTTCCCTGATTTTGTGTATCACAACGATCAAGCGTAAAAAAAAGAATTAATGGCATCCCTATAGCTTAGCAATAGGGATGCTTTTTTTAAAAAAATAAATTTAGACCATGTCAAAATTATCAGTTTACAAAGCAAAAGTTGAGGGCAAAGAAGTTTCTGTTGCCTTTGCTAATTTGAACAAAACCGTTACTATTCCAAGAGTTGGAAAAGTAAAATTAGCCGATGCTTTAGCTAATCCAGAATTAATGGAAGATTTAATTGCTTTAGGTTATGGTTCTTTAATTACTGGCGATGCAGCTGAAAAAGCGGTAAGAAATTACAATGAAGCTTTAGAGGCGCAAGTTGAGCAAGTTGAAGCTGAGCAAGTTGAAGAAGTAAAAGAAACCAAGTCTAAAACACCCAAGAATTAATAATTTTTTAAAAATCAAAATCATTTAACAATGCCTTTAGATTATACCGATATTTTAAAAACTTGTGGCCCAAATTCTGCGGGCACAGGTACTGAAATCCTTTTTGCAAATAAAAAAGATTTCACAGCAATTGCCACTCCAACTTCTTTTGCAACAGCAACCACAACAGATGAAATTGTTACCATTGATGGTAACCACACTTTTGCAGTTGGTAAAGGTTTCCGCAAATTACAAATTACAGATCGTACTGGTAAAGTAGATTCTAATTTTGTAGGCGATATTGACGCTAAATCTGCTGAACACATGTTCTCAGGTTTTATTCCAAACAATACCCCTGCTAATTTAGGTGTGCTTTCAATTTTAGCTACTTGCGAATGGATTTTCTTAATTCCAGAAGAAAGCGCAGAAGGTACTGTTTATCGCCAAATTGGCTCTGTACAACACGCTGCATATACAGAAGAAGATAATTACACTTCTGATGTTACAGGCGGTAAAAGAGGAACAACTTACAGCATTAAATCTGTAGGCCACTCAATTCATGCTCCTTTCTACACAGGAACGGTTACATTACATCCTTAATAGTAAGCATGAAAACTGCTTTGAAAAAATACAAATTAATTTCTCCTTGGTCTGAGCACCAGGGAGAAATTATTCATGCTAACTATAAAGTGAACTTAGCTACTTTAACAGATGTTGAAGCCAAGAAATTGTTAGATTTAGGATTTAAAGGCGTTGTGGTTTCTTCTAAAAAAGAAGATGAAACACCACCCGAAGAAGTTGTTTAAAATGGTTTTTTTTAGTCCCGGTAACTCGGGACTTTTTTTTATTAAATTTTTGTACTTATGAATTATTTGCTTGCTATTGCTGCCTCTTTAAAGAAATATACTATTGTTTACCTTGCCATGCTTAATGAAGGTAATCTCATGGTTAAACTAATGCTTAGTACATTATTAGCCATTTCTTTATCTCCCATTATTTTGTTCTTTGAAGAAATATTGCACATTGCTTTTGGTTCAAAGTACTTCTTACAAATGATAACTTTTGCTTTGTTTGCCGATTTGCTTTCAGGTATTGTTAAACATTTTAAAAACAAAACATTCGATTTTAAGAAGCTATTTACAGGCTTTATGACCAAAGTATTTGTTTCAGAACTTAGCATGATGCTTTTTAACATTCTTAGTATTATTAATGGTGGCGATACATTTACCAACTGGATTCTTTTTACAGGCATGCTACTCAGCTTTGTTTATGTTGGTGGCTCTGCATTCCTAAACCTTTACGATATTTCTGGTGGCAAATTTCCTCCAGTATCTTTTATGAATAGGTTTGAAAAGTTTAATGAAACATTAGATGTTAAAGACTTGATGAATAAATCTACCGAAGAAGATAAACCCGAATAGGGCGTTCCTATTCGTGCCTCATAGTCGGGCTTTGCGTTCCAATTTACACTATCGTGTAAGATTTCCACTTCAATCCCTAACGCTTTTTTTGTCCTTATAAGCCCAAGCAATTGCCATTATTTTTGATTCCATGAATAATGCAATTGCTCTTTTTTTATCTAGCCCATTTTCTTACAACACTGGGCTTCAATTGTTGATGGAAATTCTTCCAGATAACCAACATGTAAAACAAATGGCTAAAGGCTTTTCTATGAATAATAAGCATAGAATGCTTAAAATGCTTCAAGAAAATCTAAACACATTTGTTTCAAAAAATGCAATAACTCAAACAATTGTTCCAACTTACATTAAAAACCAAAAACAAACTACTGAAGAAGTTTTTAGTAAAAATGTAAGCCAAGATGTAAGCCAAAAAGTTATGGAGTTGAAGCAAGAAAGAAATAAACTATTTTCGCAAGCTTCTTATGTGCATAACGAACTTAACCAACTTACCCTTAACCAAAAAGAAAGGGAAATGCGCGCTAAGTTAATTGTAGAAAATTTTGAGCGCACACAGGCTATTTGGGATGCATTAGATTACTTTGAACAATATGGCACTCTGCCACTTTCATTTACAGATAAAAAGGTAGAACACAAAACCGCCATTGAAACGCATAATCGCATTAATAATTTGCGCTCATACCTTACCAAACATAAAAAGAACCTTCTAATAGCCAAAACAGAAAAACAACGCTTAAAATTAGAAGATTCTATTGCTAGAATGGAATTTGAACTTAAAGGATTACTCAATGCGCATTAAGCATAAAAACATATTACTTAATAAATACGCTAAAATTGACTTTGTTGCAAGCCAAAAAGCTATGCAACAATTATCTATTCAATCAATGGAGCAAGCAGGCTTAAAAGAAGTTTGGAATGATTTTGAAAACTTACACTTTTATACTCACGGAAATTTTAACATCATGGACCTACTGATTTATGCAGTAAATGATTTAAAACCTTGTAAGCTTTGGATATCCTCTTTTTCGCTAAGCAAACATGCTTGTGATCAATTAAATGTGCTTTACAAATCTGAAAGCGTTACAGAACTAAACGTTATGCTTGATTATAGGGTAAAAATTTCTAATCCCGATTTAATTTACCAATTAGAAAGCTTTGTGGATTCCATTACGCTCACAAAAAACCATAGCAAACTCATTTTAATTGGCTCCCACAATGAAAAGCAAACCATAACGGTAACAAGTTCTGCTAACTTGAATACCAACCCAAGAAACGAAGCTGGCGTTATTTCTAAGGATATAGAAAGCTTTGATTTCTACAAAAATATTTTTGAACGTGAAATTGAACAATATGGAAGACTTATCTATTAAAAATGATTGTTCCCAAGACCTATTTTATAGTCTTAGCGATGAACAAATAGAAAACATAAAAGCTTTTGCGGCCGATTTACACCCACCAAAAGATATTGCTTACATGATTGGCGTTGCCAAAGAAGATTTTGGAACTTTTGTTTTGGCGTGTAACATAAAAGATTCAGCCATTGGCGAAATGTATTATGTAGCTAGGCTTACTTCTTTAGCCGAAATAAGAAAAGCATTGGTAAACTCAGCTAAAAGCAATAACCCCGATGCCATTAAAGAATTAGCAAAAATTATTGAAGCTCAAAATTTTGACAATGCAGGATAGTAATAGTTTAATGCAAATACGAAAATATTTGCGTGATGAGAATGGTAGAGTAATTTTAACCACTACCCAATTAGAAATGCTTGAAAGATACCGCATTTCTTATTCTGTGCTTATGGAGCAAAAAAGCAAAAGAAGGGCCATTCCTTACATTGCTAATTTTTATAGCGTTCATACTAACACAGCTACTAAATATTTAGAAGCTTGCGAATTTTTGTTTGGTTCAGTTAATGATTCTTCAAAAGCTATGCAACGCCAAATTGCTTCTGAAATGGCAATTGAAGTTTACGAAAAAGCAAAAGCAACTAGAAACCTTGATCAAATGAATAAGGCTCTAGGCAATTACATTAAAGCCAATGGCTTGCATATTGATGATGCAGACCTTCCAGACTTTTCACGTTTACAACCGCATCAAGAACCTATTGTTCTAGATTTCCAATTTTTAGAAAAATATAAAGGTGTTATTGATGAAAAATTCCTTGATAAAATTAGGGGCGTGCTTAAGGAAGCAAAAGTTTACCAGTATTTAGAAGATGCTGACGAAGCGCAAGTAATTAGCGAGGAGGGAGATAATGAGTAGTTTTCAATACAATCATCCGCAATTAGCAGTTAAATTATCATCTGCTAAACACAAAATGGTTGTTGCTGGGCGTGGTGTGGGTAAAACAACTATTATTGCCGATGAAAACCTTGACTTACTAAGAAAACTTCCTAGAGGTAAAATTGGGCTAATTGGTATGTCATACTTCCATATCAAAACTAAATCAATGCCGGTTATTATTAACCATTGGGAAAAGAAAGGTTACTATAAAGACTTACACTACTTTGTAGGTCGTAAGCCTCCAAAGTCTTGGCAATGGAAAGAAGCTTACCAACCGCCTATTGATTATAAAAACTGTGTTATATTTTGGAATGGATTTACCATTGAATTCGTTTCGCTTGATAGACCAGAAATGGCACGCTCTGCTTCTTACGATTTTTTAATTGGCGATGAAGCAGCTCAAATAAAAGAGTATGTGCTTAACTCCGATATCCTTCCTACCAATAG